TCGACCCCTCCCAAGGGCAACACGCCGGCGGCAAGCCGGCCCCCCGCAGCCTCACCGAGGCGCTCCGTAACCACTACAACATCACATAAAAGATAAGGAGGATCGCGCCATGCCTATTACCCTGGCAGACGCCAAACTCAACACCCTAGAAGACTACGATCCGGCAATCATCGACGAGTTCCGTAAAAACTCCCCCTTGCTGGACTCCCTGATCTTCGACACCGCGGTCAACCCCGCAGGCGGCGGCGCCACTCTCGAATACGGATACCGCCGGCTAGTCACCCAGCGTGCCGCTGACTTCCGCGAAATCGGCAAAGAATACACCCCCCAAGAAGTAAAAACCGTCAAGAAAAGCGTGGAGCTCAAGCCGCTGGGCGGCACGTTTGAGGTAGACCGGGTGCTCGCCCACCTAGGCCCCGCAGCCAGCGATGAAGTGGCGTTGCAGACTGCCCAGCTCATCAAAGCCACCAATGCGAAGTTCAACGACGCGATCATCACCGGTGACACCGCGGTCGACGCCAAAGGCTTTGACGGTCTGGACAAGGCGCTGAAGGACTCCGTGACCGAGCTGAACGCCACGGGGGAGAAAGACTGGACTGCCCTCACCACCGCCGACGCCGCGCTGGCTATCCTCGATGACCTGGATGAACTGCTCGGCGCCTTGGATGGCCCGCCCACCCTGCTGCTCTGCAATAAGCGTGTGCTGGCGAAGATCCGGGCAGCAGCGCGCCGGGCTAACCTTTACACTCAACAGCCGGTCGAGGGGCTGTTGGGTGCGGGTGGCCATGAGATCACCCGGGAAATGCTCGGCAATGTCATCCTGGCGGATGCCGGTGAGAAAGCCGGCACAAATGACCCGGTGATCCCCATGGCTGCGGGTAAGACCAGTATCTACGCCGTACGCATCGGCCTAGACGGTTTCCACGGTGTGACCACTACCGATGGCCAAATGCTGCGAACCTGGCTGCCTGACTTCACTACCAGCGGTGCAGTGAAGCGCGGCGAGGTGGAGCTCGGCCCGGTTGCTCCGGTGCTCAAATCCACCAAGGCCGCCGCTGTGTTGCGCAATGTCAAGATCGGGGCCTAATCATGGCCATCGTGAAAACCCCCGTCGAGGGCTACACCGGCCCCATCGGCGCTGATCTTTTCGTCGGCGGCGTCTGCACCGACGTCCCCGACGATCGGCTGGACTACTACCGGCGGCAAGGCTACATTATCCTCGACCAGGAACATCCCACAGCGACGCCGGAGACGCCAGTCCAGCTGCCAGCCGATGGTGCCCCGAAAGCCGACTGGGTCACCGCCGCCGTTCAGCTCGGCATTGACGTCAAAGGCAAAACCAAAGCCGAAATCATCGCAGACGTCACCGCAGCCACCCCACCAGCGGAGGAGTAACCCCCATGGCCACCTGGCTCACCGCTGGCCCTAAAACCTTGTGGCCACACCTCGACGACACCCGCCTGGAGGAAGCAAAACGCCTTATCGACCGGGCGGAGCGCATCGTCCTCCAGCGGTTCCCCAGCATCCCCACCCGCATCCAGCAACGCCGACTCAGCGCCGAGGTTGTTGCTGGCGTCGTGGAAGACATGGTGACCCGCGCTATCGCCAAGGAAGACCGGGGTGGGCTCACCCAACTGGCCTACCCCGAAGTGACCATGCAGTGGGAAACTGACGGTGGCCTAGGGCAGGGGTCAAGGCTGTGGCTCACCACCGATGAGATCGTACTGTTGTCCCCGCAGTTGGCCCAGGGCGCCTGGAGTATCCGTCGCAAAGCGGCGCCCACACTGCCGGAGGACCGATGCTAACCCCTCGAATATTATTCCAACCTGGGTGGCAGTATCGGCAGCAAACAACCACCCGTGACGACCCCATCACCGGGGAGATCGTCGCCACCACCTACGAGCCCATTGCCGGCACTGGCCTCGTCCAAGAGGCCTACTGGACCGGCATGCAAGAAACCACACCCACCGGCGGCGTCCGCGACGAGCGACTCGTAATGTTCGCCCCCACAGCTGCCGCCGTGGCCGACCTCGACATCACCACCAAAGACGAATTCCTGGGGCCCGACGGCCGGGTGTGGCAGTGCATCAGCGATGGCATTGCCCGCGGCATCCCAGGCCGGCCACCCGACTACATTGCGGTACGAGTCCGCAGAGCAAAGGAGAAAGAACAACCATGACCGAAACCATCCCCACAGACCAAGCAAAACAACTGCTGCCCGAGGAGGAAGGCGTCCACGACGGCATCTACCACGGCACCGACGCCGACGGCAACCCCTTCTTTACCGCGGCCGGCAGCCCCTACCATCTCGCCGACATCCGCAAGAAACAAGCCGCTAAAGCCGACCAAGCCGCCGAGAAGGAGACAAAGGAGGACCCCAGTGGCGAAAGCGAAGCTCACCCTGTACCGGCGCCGAATCCGCCGCGAGCTGCGGCGCCAAACGGTGCCGGCCCGAAAGAAAATCGCCCAGGAGATAGCCAGCCAAGCTAAAGCCGTCGCCCCCGTCCTCACCGGCGACTACCGTGACGGCATCGGCACTAACATTCGGGGCACCATGGTGCGGGTCGTTGACAACGACGAACTCGCAATCCACAAGGAGTATGGAACCGCCGACACCCCCGCCCACGCCACCTTGACCGGCACCGCCATGAGATTCGGCCGCTACCGAGGCATGAGGCCCCGATGAGCGCCATAATCCCAACCGCCTACATCCCCGGAGAGGTGCGCAAACATTTGCTGGCTGACGAGGAGTTCATCCGGCTGCTGCGCGGCGGCGCCATCACCTGCCGCGAAGTGCCCGATCCGCTCACTAAACCCCACGTCACGGTCAAGGCTGTAGGGCATCAGGGCGGCGACCCCCGGCTGCACCGGGTGCTTATCCAAATCACCCCCTGGGTGCCCCGACCTGACGTCTCCAGAATCCCCGAAGACCCCGACATCACCGCATGGAACCTTGCCACCCGCGCCGGGGAGCTAATGGCCAGGGCAAAAAACATCATCGTTGATGACACCCACGCCTGGGCCGCCCACTGGGTGGACGGCCCCATCCAGCTGGAAGACAAAGGCCGGGGTCTCGACCGAATCATTTACTACGCGCCCGTTCGCATTGGTGTTCACCTACGCAGGCGCACAATCTAAACAATCTAAACTGTTAGGAGTGAATCATGTCTGATTACGCTGATTCCAAAAAAGCCCACGTGTGGCTGGACGGCGATGCCTTCCGTGCCCCCGTAGGCACCCCTATGCCCACCGACCCGTTTGCCGCTACCCTCACCGGATGGGACGCCTACGGTGGCATCGAGGCAGGCATTGAAGTAACCGCCGAGCAGCAGGTCACCAAGAAAAAGATCTGGAACAAGCGGAACGCGACCTACAAGATCATCCGTGAAGCCATGGAATCCGGCATGAAGTACCGTGCCGTTGACAACTCGAAGGCTACTTTGCTGACCCGCTTGCAGGGCGGCAAGATCACCAAGAAGGGCGACCTCTACGTCGCCGAGCTTGGCCCCGGCGAGGAATTTGCTTTCTTCTGCCGCTTCGACGACGGCGTTTCCAAGATGGCATTCTATTGCCCTCGCTCGACTCTGGCGTCGCCGGCGAAGCGCGCCACCCTCGACGACCAGAACCTGGACGGCTGGGAATTCGACAACTCCTTCCTTGAAGGCTACGAGGAAGTCCTCCCCGAGCTGCCCGCAGGCATTACCGTGCCCTGATGGCGGATACTTCATGCCCATTTTGCGCAATCATCATGGGGGAGGGGCCTGCGCGGGTGGTGTGCCGCGACGACCATGCCGTGGCGTTTTTCCCAGCCACCCGCCACAGGTGCTCGACAACCTCCGTGACACGCTGACTGACCTTATGGCGAGTTAGGTGTCAGCTCTGCCTAAAACTCTTATCCCCTTTTCAACCACTAGGAGAAACCAAATCTTATGGAAAAAATCGATCTTTTCGAGCGCGCTCTCGCTATTGGCGGCGGCGACCCCGTACCGGTCATCCTACTTGGCGTTGATTTGTCGCTGCGCCGGGATTTCACCGGCCAGGAAGCGCACGATATTGTCCGGGCGTTGTTTGACCACGCTGACGAAGCAGTGCACGACCAAGCCACGCGGGTTATCGCCCTGGTGTCCGACTCCCCTAAGAAGGCCCAGGCGGCTTTTGTCGACAAGCTCATGACACTGAGTCTCGCCGAGGTCATGCGGGTGTTTGATGTCATCGGCGAGATCTGCGGCTACCGGGATGCCGATGGTAATTTTTTTCCTACATCCTCCAACTAGCTGACCCCCAGGAATTCGCTAGGCGGCTGGTCGGGTTCCAATCCAAATACCACCTGAACTACCGCCAGGTATTGGCGGAGATGTGGTGGGTTGACCTGGCAATACTCGCTGATGGGTTGGATGAGTGGACCCCTACTGATGAAAACATCGCCCGCCTGGTGGACAGGGAAGACTACTGGCTGAACTCCGAATACCGGTCGTGGATCACCGACCCAGACGACCCCGAAGTGCAGGCGGAAAAAACCCGCCAGAAACTACTAGGCGTGAAGCCCCCAGAGCAACCACAGCTATGGCCTGTCGCGGTTCGCCCACCAGCGCTGCAGCAGCAGCTGGTGCAAGCAGCCACCCAGGCGGCGGAGAAGACGGCTAAACCGGCAAGAAAGAAGATCACCATCACGGAGTTTCTGCGCATGCGCGGCAACTAGATCGTTAATTAAGAGGAGGGCATAATGGCTGGCGGCAAAATTGATATTCTGGTTGAGCCGAACACCAAAGGATTCAACCGCGCCCTGGAATCCAGCCTAGGCAGCGCCCTGGGTATTGCAGGGAAACTCGGCGCAGGCATCGGCGTCGCCCTCGGACTTGGCAGCGTCGCCAGCGACATCGTTTCTGTCGGCACCGAATACCAGAGCCAACTGAACACCATGGCGGCGGTGAGCCAGGCGACCGCGGGACAGATGGATGCTGTGCGCGCCAAGGCTAGGGAACTCGGCAACGACATTAGCCTCACTGGTACGTCGGCGTCTGATGCCGCAGCGGCCATGACCGAGCTCGCCAAAAACGGTCTAACCGTCGCCCAATCCATGGAAGCCTCCAAGGGGACGCTACAGCTGGCTGCCGCCGCCCAGATTGATGCCGCCCAGGCCGCCACCATCCAGGGGCAAGCGTTGCAGGCGTTCGGTTTGGGCGCCCAAGAAGCCGGCCGGGTATCCGACATTCTCGCCGGCTCGGCGAACGCTAGTGCCGCGGAGATCACCGACGTGGCCCAGGCCCTTCAGCAGGCCGGCACGGTGTCGCACGCTTTCGGTGTGAGTATCGACGACACCTCCACCGCGATCTCCATGTTCGCCAACGCGGGCATCACCGGCTCTGACGCCGGCACCCTGCTGAAAACTTCCCTACTGGCGCTCACTGATCAAGGCAAACCCGCGCAAAATGCCATCCACGACCTGGGCCTAACCGTCTACGACGCCCAAGGCAAATTCGTGGGGCTGCCGTCCCTGATCGGTCAGCTGAACGCCGCGTCAAACCGCATGACGGAGGAGCAATACCAGGCGGCGACTGCCACCCTGTTTGGCTCCGATGCCATGCGTTTCGCATCCATAGCTGCTGGTAAAACCACCGAGGATTTTAATGCTCTCAAAGAGGCAGTTACCCGGCAGGGGCAGGCCGCCGAGGTAGCCGCCGCCCAAACCAAAGGCCTACCGGGTGCCCTGGAACGTCTCGCTAATGCGAAAGAAGATTTGACTCTTGGCCTATTTGAGGCCCTCCAGGATGACTTGGTGGCAGCCGCCGACGCCGGTACTGCCGCTCTCGGCAAGATTGGTCCCGCCGCCGAATCAGGCATCCACCTAGCTTCAGACGCTGTGCACGGGCTTGTTACCGCCCTCACTCCCGTAGCCGGCCTTGCATCCACACTCGCCAGCGACTTCACCGGGCCCTTGCTCGGCATCGCAGCAGTCATGGCCCTGAAAAACTGGACAGACTTTCCTACGAAGATTCAGCAGGCCGCCCAGTCGATGGCCACGATGAAACAGGGTGTTGCTGACCTGCAAGAATACTATCGAAAAGGCCACAAGGCGATCAGCGCCTTCGACGCGAAAACCCAATATATGATTACATCATCCAACGGGTTGACGCAGGCCCTGGGCAGGTCGCGGGAGGCATTCAGCTCTGGGTCGGAAGCTATGCAAATCGCAGCCAAGCGCTACTTCTACGCCGGTAATACCATTGCCTCCAACGCCGCGAAAATCGGCAATGCCGCCGCGGGTGCGGCTAAAGGCGGCCTATCCCTTATGAAATCCGCCGCGGGCGGTCTAGTAGACGCTTTGGGCGGGCCATGGGCTGTTGGCATCATGGTCGCAGGCGCAGTTATCGGCGGGTTCGTCGAGGCCAACCATGCCGCCACCGACGCACAGCGCAAGCTAGCGTCGGCGACAAAAGCAACCCAGGCCGCCCAAAATGACCTGGCCAAAGCGGTTTCCGGCACCACTGGCGCCCTAACCGAACAGGCGAAAAAAGCGGCAGAGCAACTCGCCGACGCCAGTTTGACCCAGCTCACCGCCGTCGGCAAAGCCCGAGAGGGATTCATCTCCCACGCGGACCCTACTCGCGCATCCTCCGAATGGAACAGCCTTTCCCTGAAGGAACAGCAGGAAGCGACGCGCAGTGCATCTGAAATATCAGACGCCTACGAAGTGCTGAAAGCCAAGCTCACCGCCACTGGCCTGAGCATGGAGAATCTTAACAGTATTGTTGCCGAGGGCGGCGACGACTACAAAAAGCTAGTCAGGGAGCTGCGTGCCGCTGGTGAGGAAGGTGAGCGCGCCGCAGGCTACCTGGAGAAATCACGGAAGCAGATCGAAGACACCATCGCTGCTGCGCGCCGGGTTGACCCCGCCGCCGCCCAGGCTGCGAAAGGCATTGACACCTTGGCGGATTCGTCGGCCAACGCCAACGATAAGCTGAATGCCCTGGAATCGGTCATGCAGGCTATGGGCCTGGCGCCCATAGCAGCAGAAGAAGCGTTGGCGTCCGCTGCCCAGGCTGCGACTGATATAGCGAAATCCGCTGAGACCGCGAACCACCCGGTAGAAGAACTGGGCGAAAATCTCGGTGACCTAGCTGCCGGAAAGCTGGACCGTACGAATAACAGCGCTAACGAGCTGGCTAAACGATTCGCAACAATGCGGCAGGAGCTGGAGAAAGTAGCCACTGCTGGCGGCCCAGTTAACGAAGCGTATAAACAATTCCAGGGAACGTTTACCACTCTCGGCCAGGAGTTCGGCCTGACCACAGAGCAAGTCCAGCACCTGGCTGATGCCTATGGTGTGCTGCCAAGGGAAATCACTACCCTGGTTGGCGTCAATAGCGAAGGCGCTAAGAAGGAACTGGCCACGGTGTGGGCCCAACTCTACCCGCTCAAAGCCGGCACTAGTATTGAGGTCAAGGCTGTGGGTGACCAGGCCATGGGTGTGCTCAAAGACCTAGGCGTGAAGGCGGAGAAGCTGCCTGACGGCATCAACATGAAGCTGACCGCCACCGACGCTGACGCTGTGGCCAAACTCGGAGAAGTGGCAGCGAAAGCCGACGCTATCGGCGACAAAACAGTCGACGTGAAACTGCTGCTGGACGACACAAAGTTCACGACCAACGCGGCAGCCGCCAAGAACCTGGTCGACGATCTGGCGATCCAGAAGCCTTCCCCCCAAGCGCAGCTCATCATTGACGAGTTCCTCAAGTCCGGTGAGATCGCCAAAGGCGACCTGTACTACCTGACCGGCCTATCGGCCCGCCCCCAGGCTGAACTGAACAAAGATTTGTTCGATGCCGGATTCAACACCACCAAGGAACAGTTAGATTCGCTCACCCGCACCACAGCGATGCCAACCGTCGATGCGAACACCGCGCCCGCCCGCAATAAAATCCAGGCGTTGTGGGATTTTCTTGGGAGCTTTAACACGGTGCTCGCTCTTGGAACGAGCGCGGCTGCTGTAGCAGTAGCCCCGAAGAAAGCATCTGGTGGCCGCCTACCAACAGCCGGCCCTGGCACCGACACTACCGACGGCATCCTGGCGGTCAACCCCCGAGGCACTCCGGTGGCTTGGGTGGATGCTGGCGAGTGGATCATCAACCGACGCTCGGCTGACCAATACAACCGCACCCTGCGCCACCTGAACCAGGGTGATGGGCCAGGCGCCCTGGCGGCCCTCTATAACGAGCTGCCCCGCCACGCTACGGGCGGGCGGGTGCAGAAGGTTAAGACTGATTTGGCCCCGCTGGATGGTACCCCTTACATCCTGGGCGGTTTTTCCCTGGCTGGTGTGGATTGTTCCGGCGCTGTGAGCGCCGCGGTGAACTCGTGGGAGAATGCGCCGATCTTCCAGTCCCGTATGAGCACCGCCACGGAAGGCCCATGGCTTGCCGCACACGGTGCCCTGCCTGGCCGCGGCAACCCCACCGATTTCCAGATCGGCTGGTGGGATAACGGTGGCGGTGCCAACGGGCACACCGCCCTCCGGTTGCCTGATGGCACCTATATTGAGTCCGGTGGCAACACCGGTGGTGGCCTCACCATCGGGCGTGGTGCCGGCCCTCTCGACGGGCGGGGTTTCACGAACTGGATGCACTTTTCCGGTAGTGCTGCGGACCTTAACCTCCCCGCCCTGGAGCTGGCGTTTAGCAGCCTCACCGGTGGCGGCGCCAGCGTGAGCTGGGGCGAAGCCCAATCCCTCCACGATCTGGCCATCAAATACTTAGGCGCAAAGGTCTATGACCAGGGCGGCATCCTCCCCCACGGCGGCGTAGCGGTCAACCTTTCTGGCCACCCCGAGATGGTGCTGCCCCCGACGCTAAGCCAGGCGGCCCGTAGTGGTCAGCTGCAGGCAGCGTCCCCGGAGCTGGCCCGCGCCGTCGACAAGCTCACCGCA